TAATTACATTTGTAAATCATTAACCTAACAATAATATGAAAACATTACTATTTTTTGCATTTATTGGCATCAGTTCAATGTTAATTTATCCAAATGATGTACAGATTCCTGTACAAAATTCATCAAAACCTGTTGATAAATCAGATGATTTCCATGATGATTTTGATTCCAGCTATGTTTACAACGGTTGTAAAGCATTTACATTTAAATCTAAACACCTGTGCAATGAGAAAAATTGAGCCAATTTTTATTGTCATACTGATTGGATTGGCGGTTATTGGATTCGCGCTGATAAATATATTTATTCAATAATGGACATAATAAAATGAATCAAGACGAACATAAATTGCAGGTTGCGATCTGTAACTATTTAGATCTGTGTGGTTATGAGTTTTTTGCTATTCCAAACGGTGGCCTTAGAAACATCAAAGTGGCGGCAAAATTAAAACAGGAAGGTGTCAAAGCTGGAGTTGCTGATCTATTTGTCGCGCTATCAAATGGCAAATACCATGGCCTGTTTATTGAAGTTAAAGTAGGTAAAAATAAACAGCAGCCAAATCAAAAAATATTTGAACAAAAGGTTTTGGAAAATGGATACCAATACAAATTGGTGCGGTCCATTGATGACATGATTGCTGTGATTCGAGAATACAGGATCCAACAAAGGCAGGAAAGGACCTATGCAGATGGCTACAAAGATGGTATGTTAAATGCACAAATGACTAAAATATGAAACACAGGGAGCAGGCCATCATGTGGGCCACAGAACAAATTGAAAACCAAACGTTAATTAGTCCGATTAAAGTAAATGCGTGGGAAACGATTGACAATCCATTGCTATTCCTACAAACCAGCATAGCACGTTTACAGCATGGATCAGAACGTGAACAGCGCGCAGTTTACCAAAGGATTAGGAATTTAAAACAAAAATTGAATGAGCAAACCACAAAGTGAAACTGAAAATATTATGATTTATATGGGTTTAATATCTGCCCTAATAGATCAGATTGAATTTGACCTGTACAGATCAAAGTTCAAAGACAATTATTTGAATTACAAATTGAAGGATATTCAAAACGAATTGGTTAAAAAAGAAAAATTAGTTTTCACACGTAATAATGATCATTCAGAATCGGTATTTAAGCAATACAGGGACGCAGGCACAATCATGCTTAAATTATATCGGGTTGGATTACAGATCAGCGAAATGGATGACATCAGGGCCGTTGGGTTTGATGCCCAGCTGGATTCATTGTTGGTGTCCTACGGAATTGAAACAGATTTATAAGTACATTTGCAAAACCTAAATAAATAAATATGAATTATTCAACAGATGTGGATATGGTAAATCAGCCTCCGCACTACAAATCCAAAGGTGGCATTGAGTCAATTGATGTGATTGAAAGTTTTGAATTAGGGTTTCACAAGGGTAACGCAATAAAATATATATTGCGAAGTGGTAAGAAACACAATGAACGTGAGGACATTGAGAAAGCCATTTGGTATTTAACGCGTTACAAAAACAATTTATTATGATTTACTTTGGAATTAAAAAGACACGGCACACGGTTGAGTTGTTGCCACGTATCAGCATAAACCTGCCATCAAGAAACAGGAATGATGTTGTAGTCATTGGATGGTTTAATATTGAAATTGTTTTCGGCATAGACAGCTAATATTATGGATGATTTAGTCATTGAGGGAATAATCGTTGGCATCTTAGAGGTGTGTTTTATTGCATTTATGATGTACAAAATATTCAAAGCACGTAAAGAGGTAAAAAGAAAATATAAATAACATTTAAATAAAAAAATCATGAAAAAATTTGTAAAGATTACAACGAGAAACGAAGATGGTAGCATTTTAAGAAGCTGGGTTGATCAAGAAAAAATTGCAGAATTATCACAGACTATTCAACAGCAAGGTGACAATGAAGGAACTTGCGCATTCGTTAACGGTTCAGTTATTTCAATTATTACGTTTAACGAAACGCTTGATTCGTTGTCATAATCTTATTAGCTACAAAACGTTTTGTCCTTTAAAAATGACAAAATATGATCAACAATGATTGAGGAAATAAACATCAAATTGTTAATACCACATCCGAACAATCCACGGTTTATTAGGGATGATAAATTCAAGAAATTAGTCAAATCAATTAAGGAATTTCCTGAAATGTTACAGCTTAGACCAATAATTGTTGATGACAATTGTGTGGTATTGGGCGGTAACATGAGATTGAGAGCCTGCAAAGAAGCTGGAATCGAACGTGTGCCTGTGATTAAAGCTGGACATTTGACAGCACATCAACAGACTGAGTTTATCATAAAAGATAATGTTGGATTCGGTGAGTGGGATTATGATATTTTGGCCAATTGTTTTGATGAAAATGATTTAATTGATTGGGGTGTGGACATTCCTGTATTTGCGCCATTAGAGGATGAAAAGGAGCCAACAGATCCAAAGGAATCGTTTATTATTGAAGTAAAATGTGCCGATGCTGATGATCGCGAAAAGCAATATAATTTATTAATTGAGCAGGGATTGAACTGCTATTTGAAGAAATGAGAACGAAGGACAATACAAAGCTGCAAAAGAAACGCATGATGGATGCGATGGAAAAGACATTGGGCATTGTATCATCTGCCTGTAAGATCGTTGACATTCCACGCAGCACACATTACCTGTGGATGCAAACTGATCCTGAGTATAAAAAAGTCATTGATGAGTTGTCAGAAATGGTTTTGGATTTTGCCGAATCGCAGCTGCACAAACAAATCAAAGAAGGAAACACCACAGCTACCATATTTTACCTAAAAACCAAAGGTAAAAAGCGCGATTATATTGAAAGGACCGAGATTAAACACGATGGCGGTTTAGAATTAACCGGTAAGATATCCGAGGAATCAAAACATAAGATTGCACAAATACTTGAAAATGAGTATTAATCACATCATTAAAGAAAAATGTGAATCATCCCTGTTGTTTTTTACGCGTTACATTTTTAAAGAAAACACAGGAAATAAATTTGAAGTTGCGCCATTTCACGTTAAGTTGGCCGAAACTTTAGAGGCGGTAAACCGTGGAGAAATTAAACGTTTGATCATCAACATCCCACCACGATATGGCAAAACCGAAATTGCGGTGAAAATGTTCATTGCGTGGTCCATTGCTAAAAATCCATCAGCCAAATTCATACACCTGTCATATTCAGATTCTTTAGCATTAGACAATTCATCGTTGACACGTGACTACATTCAAAGCCAAGCATTTCAGGATGTATGGGGAACCGAATTAAAGAAGGATAGCCAAAGCCAAAAGAAATGGTATACGACCAGCGGAGGCGGTGTGTATGCCACGGCATCAGGTGGGGCCATTACAGGTTTCGGTGCAGGATCCGGTGGAGCGATAATTATTGATGATCCATTGAAACCCGATGATGCGGTTTCAGATGTCAAACGTAAATTCATTAATAACAGATACAATACGACAATCAGATCACGTGTAAACGATCGGGACACACCGATCATTGTGATCATGCAGCGATTACATGAGGATGATTTGACAGGCTATTTGTTGGATGGCGGTAGTGGTGAGGATTGGCATCACCTAAAATTGTCCGCATTGGATGAGGAAAACAATGCATTGTGGCCGACAAAACATTCGTTTGATGAGTTGGAGCAGATCAGACAGGCAGATCGTTACACATTTTCGGGGCAATATATGCAGGAACCATCACCACAGGAAGGTGGAGAATGGCGCAAAGATTGGTTTGGAATTGTTGACAAAGCCGAATTATCAGGCGAAATAAATTGGGAAATGTTTATTGATGGTGCATACACTAAGGACACAAGAAACGATCCGACAGGTATTCAGATTTCGGGATCACACAATGGAAATTTGTACATTTACAAATCGATTGATAAGTATTTGGAAATGCCTGAATTGAAAAACTTTATTGCGCAATTTATTGAAAGCACAGGTTTAGATATAACGCAAATATTAGTCGAGCCAAAGGCATCAGGTAAATCGTTGGTCCAGCTGTTAAGAAGGGAAACGACATTGAACGTATCAGAAATAAAAACAGATTTTGTTAGGTATTCAAAGATCGAACGGGCGCGCGCATCATCACCATTTGTTGAAGGTGGCCGTGTATTTTTGGTCCGCGATAATTGGAATGAAGCATTTTTGCAACAGGTCAGCACATTTCCAAATGCAAAACACGATGAACACGTGGATATAACATCCTATGCCATCGAACGGAATTTGTTAAAATCATTCTTTATTGTGTAAATTCAAATTTAAAAACGTGTTTAATATTAACCATCAAATTAATGGTTATTTTTGGAAAAAAATTATAGGCAAATAATGGCATCAATAATAGATCAGGTGCGATCGGGCATCATCAAAGCATTATCAGGCACAACGGCAGATTACAACAAATTAATGTTCCAATGGTTAGGACAGGGAATTATTTTCAATCCTGATAATAATGAAACATTTATTCGTGATGGATACCAGCGAAATGCTACGGTTTACTCAATTGTAAACTTAATTGCTAAGGCTGCCAGCACCGTGCCATTTCAGGTTTATCAGATCAAATCTGCAACAGCTGCAAAGCAATACAAGGGATTGACATCAACACATTTAGATGGATCATCTATTTTAAAAGCAAATATTGTTCGCAAGCAGGCATTCGAGGCAGTTGATGATACTAATCCATTGGTAAAACTATTGAACAGGCCAAATCCTGAGCAGTCGTATGCAACATTCATGACTGATTTAATAGCATTTGGTAAGCTAACAGGGGATCGATTTATCTTAGGTTTGTCACCTGAAACGGGACCAAATGTCAAAAAATTTACTGAATTGTATGTGTTGCCATCACAGGTTGTTGAAATCCTATCAAATGGATATATGAAACCTGTTGCTGGGTACAGATTGCAATACAATAGTTTGGCAACAATGGATCCTGAACGTGTATGCCACATCAAAGATTTTAATCCTGAGTTTAATTCAGCAGGTGCAAACCTATATGGCCAATCACCTTTGCGCGCAGGATTGCGAGTATTGACAGCCAACAATGAGGCCACGATCACAGGTGTTAAATACCTACAAAACCAAACATCACGTGGTATGTTGGTTTCTAAGGATGGAACATTATCTGAGGTGCAAGCGCAGGCAATGAAAGACAAATTCAGAAAGCAATACCAAGGGGCCAATAATGCTGGTGATATTATCATCACACCAAAGGAATTAGAGTGGGTAAACTTTGGTTTGCCAGCTGCGGATTTGGCATTGATCGAGCAATACAACGCATCAATTAAGGACCTTTGCAACATTTACAACATTCCTGTACAATTGCTTAACAATACAGATTCATCATCGTACAACAACATGAAGGAGGCTAAAAAAGCATTGTATCAAAATGCTGTAATTCCTGAGTTGATTAAAATTCGTGATGAGTTAAATCGTTGGTTGGTTCCTGCTTATGGCGATGATTTATATTTGGATTTTGATTTTACAGCTGTATCGGAGTTGCAAGAGGAAGTGGATAAAATAGTTGGACAGATGGCTGCCGCATGGTGGGTTACACCAAACGAAAAACGTGATGCAATGAATTATGGCCGTGATGATCAAAATTTGTTTATGGATGAATATTTCATACCAGCTAATTTAGCACCAGCAAACGTGTCAATTGATTCATTAGAGAATCCTAAATCATTTGATATTGATTTTGGGTTTGAAACCAAATAAATATGCCATTACCTGCACCTAATCCTGCCGAGGATAGAACAGATTTTATTGGTCGTTGCGTTATTGATCCAAATATTCAAGCGGATTTCAATACCATTGATCAACGTGTTGCTGTGTGCAATACACTATGGGAGCAGGAAGTGCAGGTAAAATCAGTAAAAGAAACGTGGGCCGTTGAGTTTGAAAAGCAGTTGACACGTGCAGAACGAAATCAAATAGCTAAATTTAAGCGGTATTATAACAGCCAATATGATGAGGCTGTGGCTATGTTTATCAGGCAGGGGGCATTATCCAGCGCAGATGTACAGGTATTTTTTAAGGAATCAGAATTAACAAAGCTGTATGAGAATCTGTATGAGCAAATCGGAGTTTATTTTGCCAATTGGTATGCCAAAAACTTTGATAAGTTTATTAAAAAGGCATTGAATTTGCCTAATCAACAGGCCATTTGGGCCGCAAGTTTTTCATTTGTAGGTAATCAGGTGGCAGGTCAACGCGTTTCAAGTGTGAGTGGCACGGCTAAAAATACATTAATTGCGGTGACTACACGGCTGATGAAAGATCCTGATTTTCAAAAGGAGGGATCACAATCAAAAGGCAGAATATTAAAAGGCCAATTTGCAGGATATTCACGTTATCAATCCGAAAGATTAGTGCGCACGGAATCAACAAATGCGGCTAACTATGCGACATTGACATCAGCATCTGATATATTTGCAGGATCAGAAATGATGAAACAATGGATCGCAGGTCGGGATGCAAGGGTAAGACCAGCACATCAAGCTGCGCAGGGCCAAATTGTAGCATTCAATAAAAAGTTTTTAGTCGGTGGTGAATCATTAAACCATGCAGGTGATCCAGCAGGATCCGCAGGAAATGTTATTAATTGCCGTTGTTCAGTTGCACCATTTCCAAAACCATCTGCACAAACTATTGGTGAACAGATTTCAGATATTGGATTTGGATTGGCATCTGCGACAGCGCAGTCAGCTATTCAGGCACCAATAATTACAGAGGCAGCAATTGCAGCTGAGTTAACACAAGAAATTGTAAAAGTTAATATTTCAGATGCTAAAACAATAAAAGAGGCAGAAAAGTGGGCAATTGAAAATAATATCGCTAAAATTGTAGATTATAAAGCATTGGATGTTGATAGTGCTAATAAAATTAACAATACTTTAAAAATGGTATTTGATGATTTTGGTATTGATCCATTGGCACAAATTGTTCAAGGCAGATATAGAAAAGATAGCGGAGCATTGGCATCAGCAAATGGTTTTGAATTAACATACAATAAATCCAAATATTCAAAGGAATATATTAAGGATAGTTTTGATAGAAATGTCACTAATTTTACATTAAATCAACAACAAAGGTTAGAGAATTGGGAAAAATATAGAGGATTTTATACCGATAGACAAATAAACAAGGCAATAAAAGAAACTAAAAATTCATTATTGTACAACAGACACAATGTTTTTACAAGTGAAGCCGATTTTATAGAAAATGTTTTCATTCATGAAAGCGCGCACATGATTGAGGATCAATTATTAGCAAGAATAAATGGCACCAGATTTTTACAGCCAAGATTTAAAGATGGAATTGGCTATCAATCAACGTATAATGATAGTGTCAGAAATTTAAGAATGGAATATGAGAACATTTATTTACGTTTAAGTCAAGAAGAAAAATCTTTAATTAGTGCATACGGTGCAACAGATTCAAGCGAAACATTAGCTGAGGCATTAGTTATGTATTATAAAGAGCCAAATAAAATACCAACATCTCTTAAAAACTTTATTGATAAATTGAAACAACATGGCAAACGATAAAATTATTACATATTCGGACAGATGTTCAGAATGTATGTTCTATTTTGGCATTGACACGTGCATGGCATTTGAAAATAAAATACCTGATGAAATTTTGCATGGAGATAATCCGCATACAAAACCATTGGAAAATCAAGAAAATGATATTGTATTTAAAAAATTTGAATTTATAAAACCATAATAATTTTTGAATACAATAAAAAAGTAATTTTGAGCAAAAGTAAAAGATATGATTTTATACAAGCAGGCATCCATCGGGAGTTTAGAGGATATTGATGAGGTTAACGGTATCGTAAAAGGATACGGTTCATATTTCGGCAATATCGATTCAGACAATGACATTATTATGCAGGGTGCATACACGAAAACTTTGTTGGAAAACAAGTCACGCGTAAGATATGTAAACCAGCACCGTATTGATCAGCCATTGGGTAAGTTCAACGAATTGTATGAGGACCAAAAAGGTTTGGCATTTGTTGCACAGATTCCAATGACACGAATGGGTGAGGATATTTTGTTACTAATGAAAAACGGTGTGATCACCGAAAATTCTGTGGGCATTATGCCAATCCAAAAGAATTACAGACAGGATGGTGTGCGTGAGTTGAAGGAAGTAAAGTTGTATGAAATCAGCTGTGTTACTTTGGCAGCAAATCCAATGGCTGTAATCACAGATGCAAAAGGAGAAATTGATCAGGAACTATTGGCAAAACGTTTTGATGTTTTGGCCAAAATGATCAAAAAAGAAAACGTATCTGATGAACTTGGATATGCAATTGAAGGTGAGTTGATGAAGTTAAAGTCATTATTGGTTGAATTAAGCACACGGCCGACAGAGGAAGTCACCGTGCCGCAAGTAGATCACAAGGCTGAGGCATCCGAAATATTTAATTATTTACTAAAAAATTTAAAATAATCTAAAATGGAATTAGAAGTTAAAAACCAATTAGACCAAATTTCAGCACAGATCGATGCACGTATCGAGAAGGCTCAAGGTCAAGCAGTTGAGTCAGCTTTCGGAAAAGCTGATGAGTTATTGAAAGGTGAGATCAAGAATTTAGAAGCTAAATTCAACGATATTCATTCACGTATCGATGCGCAAGAAGTTGCAGCAAAGAAAACGGCATCAGGTGCATCAGGACATGATTTCAAATCAGGATTGATCGAAGGAATCAAGAAAGGTGCATTAGAAGGAATGATCAACGGAACAGCACGTTCAGCATCATTTGAAATTAAGGCAGGTGACATGACCGTAGCAAATAGCTTTACAGGTGAAGTTATCCCAGCACAATACGTTTCAGGTATCAAGTATGATCCAACGCGTCCTGTACACGTTCGTCAATTGTTGCCAACAGGTACAACATCATCTGAGGTTGTTCGTTTTGTTAAGGAATCAGCATTTGACAACGCAGCAGCGACAAGAGCGCAAGGATCTACATTAGGACAATCAGATTTTGATTTGACTGCATACGATGCTAACGTTCGTAAAATCGGTACATTTTTCCGTATTTCTGAGGAAATGTTAGCTGATACGCCTCAATTGACATCTTACCTTGCAGCTCGCGCACCTGAGAAATTATTAACCGTTGAGGATACTCAATTGTTGTCAGGTAACGGAACTGCACCAAACTTGTCAGGTATCATCACAGATGCAACAGCTTTCGCAGCAGGTGCATTTACTGATGCTGTAAACGCAGCAAATCAATTTGATGTTTTGGTAGTAGCAATCAATCAATTAGCATTGGTTAACTACACACCTGATTACATCATGTTGAATCCAACAGATTTCCACAAAATCTTATTATTGAAAGCTACAACAAACGAATACTTGAAGGATCAAGTGTACATGGGATTACAGCCTAACTTTATGGGTGTACCTGTTGTTGTTAACACAGCTATCCCAGCAGGTGATTACTTAGTAGGTAATTTCGCAATGGGTACTCAATTATGGGTTCGTGAAAACATCAGCTTGGAGTTTTTCCGTGAGGATGGAACAAACGTACGCGATGGTTTCGTAACGGTTCGTTTAGTAGAAAGAATTGCTTTAACTAACTATGCTCCATTGGCATTTGTTACAGGTGATTTTGCTACTGATATGGCTGCATTAGAAACACCGTAATTTTTAAGGTTGAAAATGAAGAAGGCCACCTAAGAAATTGGGTGGCTTTTCTTTTTATATTTGCTCAATAAATAAACAATCATGGAGAAATTATTAATGAAAAAAACGGTTTATGATGGTAAGATTTACCACAAAGCTGGTGAATTAGTAGAAGTTTCAAACGATGTTGCAAAGTGGTATTTAGAAAAAGATTACGCAGCAAAACTTGATACTAAAATTGTAAAAGAATTAGAGGAAATCGAATCAGAATCTGAGGAAATTGAATCTGAGATTGAAACAAAAGAGGAAAAAAAGGTTTACCGTAAACGCAAATAAAATGCGACAAATTAAAATTAATGACACATTAGGGGCCGAAATTATATCGGTATCTGATGCAAAATTGTTCATTCGTATTGATACCAATGCAGATGATGGCCTGTTGGATGACATGATCGTGGAGGCACGAATCGTTGCTGAAAACTACATGAGCCGTGACATCGTGTCAAAGGATCGAACATATTACCTTGATTATTCACATGATGGGTTGATCGATGTTCCATTTGGACCAATTGAATCCATTGAGGAAGTCACGGTTCGTGGAGAAATTGTGACATTTACTGAATACGGTTTGGGTGATACCATGATCGAATTAGATGGTAATGCGCGTGACATCAAAATTAATTACATTACTAAGGGCATGAGTGATGGCCTGTTAAAACAGGTTTTGTTACAAATGGTTTCTACATATTACGACAATAGAACAGATTTCATCACAGGAACTATCCAAGCAGATTTACCGAGCAATTATCGGAGGATTTTGGATGGCTATAAATCCGTATTTATTTAATGGATAATTCAAGCATTTTAAAACAACGTGTGATCGTTAAACGATTGACAAAAACAGCCGATGGGTTTGGTGGGTGGACATCTACCAAATCAACGGTTGGAACATATTGGGCAAGAGTGCAGGAAACATCAGGTGATATTGATGCAAAAAATGGCATTCGTTTGCATGAGGTAAAAATCGAAATTATAATGCGCAAGCCAACAGCTGATTTGATTCAAAATCAGGATGTATTGCAGGTTGAAGGCAACAACGCAGAATACAGATTAAACAGCACGTTTCAAACGTTTGAAAACTTTTGGGTAAAATCCACATTGACTAAGATAGGACAATGAACATAAGTGTAGACAAAACAGATTTGGCAATGTTACGCAATAAGATCAAGCAATTGCAGGATCTGTCCAAACAGGAATTGTCTAATGAGTTGGCCACGACAGCATTTAAAGCTACACAGCGCATGAAGCTGACGGTGCCACACAAAACAGGTAGTTTAATGCAATCCATTAGGGCCGAACGTGTGAATCAAACCAATATAGAAATTAGGGCAGGCGCAAAATATGCACCTTATATAGAATTTGGAACGGGTCGTGGGGTAACACTAAAATTTTTAAGAAATGCTGGGTTTCCTGAAACGTATGCAGCACAATTTAAAGGCAAAGGTAAGGGCCGTGGTTTTGTTTATGCGCGTCCATTCTTTTTTCCTGCATTACGTGTTGAATTTGATCAATTAATCAAGCGAGTAGATCGCAAAATCAAGAACATAACAAAATAATGTTAGAGCCAATTCAATTTATTCGCAAGGCGATCATTACACGGCTTACCAATGCTGTAACATTGCATGGATCTGCGTTGCCTGTGTACAATCGGGTGCCATCATCCAGCACATTTCCGTACATTCATGTGTATTCGGTCAGCACAAATGAGGCAGATTTTAATCAAATGTCATTTATTTCTGAAACGGTAACACGAATTGAAATAATTACACGATTCCAAGGTGATTCAGGTGGGGAGTTGGATGTTAACACGGCAATGTCACAGGTTTTGAATTTAATTCGCACAAGGTCAGCGGGTTACTTTGACCTTTCTGCCGATGGATTTCAAGTTTTTACCTGCATAAATGAGGGCATTTCATATTTGACAGATGAGGATGAAGATTTTACATATTTTCGTGGTATTTTAGAGGTATCAAATAAGATTCAACAGCTAAATGGAGATTAACGAAATAGTGGTTCCAAGCGCATCAGCAGGTATTGCATCTGTTGTTACTTGGATATTCGGAAGAAAAAAGGAAAATGCGGACATTTCAAATGTCCAATTGGAGGCATCGCAAAAAGTGATTGATATGATCACCGCAATGAATGACCGATTGGAGGCAAAAGTAAATGATCTAAGCAAAAAGGTGGATGAGTTAACTGAGGAGGTTATCCATCTGCGTACAGAAAACAGCAAATTAAAGTCAGGTAAACAGCCTAAATAGGTGAAGGATCCAAAGACATTAGACAGGATTAAATTGATGCATCCAAAGTTAAGAGCGGAGGCAGATAAAATTTATACTGAAATCGCATTGGCATTAACAGGCCGTGCGATTTGTCGTTTCTCGCATACGTTGCGGACCTTTAAAGAGCAGGATGATTTGTATGCACAGGGAAGGACCAAAGCTGGTGCAAAAGTTACTAACGCGAAAGGTGGGGATTCGTATCACAATTATGGTTTAGCTATTGACATTGTTTTAATTAAGGATGGCAAGGTTGCACTATGGGACACCAAATCAGATTTTGATGGTGATGGTAAATCAGATTGGATGGAATGCGTTGCGATCTTTAAAAAATACGGTTGGGATTGGGGCGGTGAGTGGAAGTTTGTTGATGCACCACATTTTCAAAAATCATTTGGGTATTCAATTGCAAAATTAAAGGAATTGCATTCGCGTAAATTAGTGGATGCAACAGGATACGTTTCAATCTAACTTATAAATGAAAAATCTAATCATCATTGCAATGGTCCTAATTTTAGGATCCTGTAAATCCACGCAAATACAACAACAAGAAATCAAGCACGATTCAATTTTTGTGCAAAAGATTATCACCAAATATGATAAGCTAATCGACACGATTATGATTGATAATCCGTGTGATTCTAATGGCATATTGTTGCCATTTAGAGAACGAATTAAAGCACAGCAAGGTAATGTGTCCATTGAGGCAAAGAACGGCAAGCTACGGGCCGTTGTGCATTACTATCCTTTGGTATCATCAGATAATTATCGGGTGGATTATAAAATTATTACTAGGACGGTTTACAAAACAGAAATTAAAAAGCAATTTGATTGGACACCATGGATTATTTTGGTAGGCATAGCATTGGTTTACCTATTGATAAATTTGAGGCCAAAATTTTTCTAAATTGCATGTAAATTAAAGCGATTCCATGGCAACATTAACGGGCAAATTAGTATCGGAAACCTATAAAGCATTGTTGAAAATGATCGACAATGACATACTAACTGAAAGCGAAAAGCAAATTTCAGACGGTTTTGGTCAGGGTACAGGTATTTTCATTGATGATAATGGATTCATTCGTGCATCAGTTTTTAAAGTTACGGGTGGTAGTTCAAGCCAATTTTTAAAAGCAGATGGATCGCTGGATTCAAATTCATATTTGACAGCAGCAGCCGCAAGTGCATTATATTTAACACGTACTGAGGCAGATGGTTTGTATTTGGCAATTGGATCAACAACATCAGCAATTGCCGAAGGTTCAAGGCTATATTTTACAACGGGCCGTGTACTTGCAACAACATTAACAGGATTTGTTTCAACAGCTGGAACCGTTACGGCTGCGGATAGTATTTTGACAGCCATAAATAAAATTTGGTGGAATATTATAAACGGTGGCGGAGGCGGTGGTGGATATGTGCCATATACAGGTGCAACACAAAATTTAAATTTAGGTACTTATGGCCTGATTTCGGATTTTATTCAATTTAATTTAGCACCAACATTAATTCCAACAACAGCTGGAACAATGGCATGGAATGCAGCGGATGGAACGGCTGACCTTAAAATGGGAGGCGGTAACGTTACTTTGCAGGTTGGTCAAGAGGAATTGGTACGTGTTGTAAACAAAACAGGTGTCAATTTATTAGAGGCAAATTATCAAGCTGTGCGTATTTCAGGTGCGCAAGGCAACAGATTAAAAGTTGCATTAGCAAAAGCGGACAATGATGCAAATTCTGCGGATACGATTGGTTTAGTTACAGAAACAATAAATAATAATTTAGAGGGATTTGTCACAGCGGTTGGATTAGTTCGCAACATTGATACGACAGGTGATTTGCAAACGGAAACGTGGGCAGATGGTGATTCGCTGTATTTAAGTGCAACAACAGCTGGTAAAATTACCAATATAAAACCCGTAGCACCTAAACATGGTGTGCGGTTAGGTTACGTTGTAAGTGCGCATAAAACACAAGGCCAAATTTATGTAAAAGTTGATAATGGCTATGAATTGGATGAATTACACAATGTTAAAATTACTACACCATTAGACAAAGATGTTTTATTTTACGATGGACCAAATA